TCCCGGATAACTGGAACTTCAACTCTTCCAACCCGTGCCTGCACGTGGGCGGTAACTATGGGCAGAACCTGAATCACGGCCTGTTCTACGTGAACTACAACTCGACCTCGAACTCGAACGACAACATCGGCTGTCGCATCCTTGAAAGCACTTTGGCTACAATACTTAGTTGGTTAGGGTTCCTCACCCTTCCATAGGCGCAGATGACGGCACAGCACTTGCTGAAGATAAGCCGTTTAGGACACGGGCTAGTACTCTCCCAAAAGGAGCGAAGGAAAACCTGTGAGGCTACAAGGAGGAATTTTTTGAAGCGCGCAAGAAATCTATATCCGAGCCTGATATCAGACGAAAATCTGACTCGGGCGATACTCGAAGTAAACAAAACACACCGCTGGCTCCCACGACACAGGCCAAATAAGACAGTCGCTTGGGTAGAAGAAGATATCCCGGCCAGGGTAAAGGAGCTGCGGGAGATCATAGACCAACTGATCAACAGAACACGGGACCTGTCTCCACCTATCAAGAAGCGTCGATACGACAAAAGCGCAGGAAAGTGGAGAGACATCAACGAACCGCTTCTGTGGCCGGACCAGTATGTGCATCATGCTCTGGTGCAGGTTTTAGAACCGACCATGATGAGGGGCATGGATCGCTACTGCTGCGGAAGCATTAAGAGACGTGGCATCCACTACGGCATGAAACAGCTGAAGAAGTGGATGAAGAACGATGTCAAGGGTACGAAATACTGCCTCCAGCTGGACATCCGGCATTTCTATGATTCCATTCAGCCGAAATTCGTTCTGGACCGGCTCAGACGGCTCGTCAAAGACCGGAAGACGCTGACTCTGGTGGAACGGGTCGTGGAGCACGGTGTTCTGATCGGCGTGTACTGTTCACAGTGGCTGGCGAACACGATCCTCCAGCCTTTGGACCAGCTGATCCATCAAGGACAGTGGCGGGTATCCCATTATCTTCGGTATATGGATAATTTCACGATTTTCGGGCCGAACAAACGAAAACTCCGAAAGCTCCTGGCGGAAATCAAGACCTGGCTTGCAGGCATTGGGCTGACCATCAAAGGAGATTGGCAGGTTTTCCCCACAAAGGGACGCATTCCGACTGCCTTGGGCTACCGATACGGCAGAGGCTACACCCTGGTACGCAAAAGGAACCTCCTGCGGATCAAGAGAAGCCTCTCCAGATACCGATGGAAGGTAAAGCACAGGAAGAAGCTGTCCCGGAAGCTTGCCGCTGGCCTGCTGTCACGGCTTGGACAACTGAGGCATTGCAACCACACGAAAATCTACCGGCGTATCTATGAGCCAGGCATCCAACGGACCCTGAAAAATGTGATTCGTCGGTATATGAAAAAGGAGAGATCGAAATGGAGTACACCTTTGGCAATGGCGTGAACACGGAGGTTCTGAAAACCAAGGGCAGCGAGTTCACAGACCTGACCGGATGGCAGGAGGTCGTCCAGGAGTATTCTGACGCAACCCGCACGGACCGCTTCCGGGTAGTCGAGAAGACCGGAGAAGCCGAAGACGGGGAAGGGAACAAGTACACCTGGTACAGCATCGACAGTCACAACACCATCATTGATAAGTCCCCGATGCTGGCCGCACGGCTCGACTATCTGAGCATGATGACCGGCGTAGACCTTGAAGAGGAGGTATCCACAAATGGAGCACAGTCAGAAGTTTAACCTGGTGAAGAAGTACTATGAGGCAGGGCGCTGGACAAAGAAGATGGTCCAGAACGCCGTGGGCAAGTGGATCACAGAGGACGAGGCCAAGGAGATCATCGGTGAGTAATACAGAGCTGATCGAGGAGCTGACGGATATCTGTATCCGGCAGGCGGAGATCATCCAGGACCAGGCGTATGTGCTGGAGCAGTTCGGGGCAGAGGTCCGAGAGGAAGAAGCCCTGGCCCAGAAGAACCGGCTCCGGGCCATAGCCGGGGAATGGTATGACGACTGACAAAAAAGAACGAGAGAGGGAAGCACCATGTATATCGACGCAGACACCATCATCAAAGCGGCCAGTCTTCTGTCCGCACTGACTCTGCTGTTCGGCGGCGTGATCGCCATATACAAGCAGGTCGAACAAAACAAGAAGCAGTCAGAGCAGATTCGAACGATCCAGGCCGAGCAGACGATCATCTGCTATGCGCTCAAAGGAGCGCTCCAGGGCCTAATTGAGAACGGCTGTAACGGTCCCTGTAAAGAAGCATTAAACATGTTGGAAAAGCACCTGAATAAGCAGGCTCATGAATCAGGGGAAGGGACCAAGACATGATTGGCCTGCTGCTTCTTTTTGGCGGCTACTTCGCCGGTGCCATTACTGTGATTCTGCTTATGCGGCAATGGATCAGCCGAAAGTGGCAGAAGGTCAAGACCAGAAACAAGTTGCTGTTCGTCTGCTGCTGCTTCGTTATCACCTACACACTCATAGATATCATCATGGGATTTGCCTCTATGAGTCTCGGCTATACGGCGCAGCTGGATAGCACGTTGACTGCACAGGTTTTCGATTTCGCAAAGTGGGTGGTGGTAAGTGGCGCGGCTATCACAGTAGCAAAAACCTGCAAAGGCGATACAAATTCCGACGAGTCAGAACCGCCACATGACCGGGATATTCCGCCTGAGTAAATGAAAAAGGAAGTGCTCAATGTTGATTGATTGGAAAAAGAAGCTGACCAGCCGGAAGCTGTGGGTGGCCGTTGCCGGTTTTGTTTCCGGCCTCATTCTGGCTTTTGGAGGGGCTGAGACCACGGCAGCAACTGTGTCCGGCTGCATCATGTCCGGGGCCTCGGTGATCGGATACCTGCTGGCAGAGGGCCTGGTGGACGCTGCCAATGCCGGAAGCGAGCAGACAATCACCAGTATCAAGAAGGAGGAGTAGATATGGCCGTACTGATTGGAAATGCAAGAATCGACGAAAACAACAAGGCCTACGGCGGCGCAGCCGGGGACCAGACCGGCAAAGAAGTCCAGACACAGAACTGGTACTCGTACCCTTGGAACGTGGTCCTGCGGCCAACGGACAGCTCTCTGGCCGAAAAAATGGCCCAGGCCATGGAGTACGCCTGCGCCAATGATGCTATCGGCTATGACCAGTACCAGAGAACCACACTGTTTGCCAAGGTCAATGCCCTTGGCTGGAAGCCCGAAAGTGTAAAGGCCGTGACCGCCTGTGAGACCGACTGCTCTGCTCTGATCGCTGTGTGCGTCAACTGCGGCCTGGGTGCGGCCACCGTCTCCAAGGACATCTATACCGGCAACGAGGCAACGGCCTTGATGGCTACCGGCAAATTCCAGAAGCTTACCGACAGCAAGTACATAAGCTCCAGCGCATATTTAAAGCGCGGAGACGTACTGCTAAACACGGTCCATCATACCGCTATGGTATTGACCAACGGCTCCAGCGCCGGGACCACGACACAGGTTGTTGCAAATTCTGCAACAACCACTACAGCAACTGTTTCCAAAACGACAACAGTTCAAAAGGAGGACTTCGTAACCGTGAAAACCTGGAAGAACGGCTCCACCGAAGAGCCCGTATATGCCGATACCTCGAAGAAAGTAAAGATCGGCAGCCTGAACGCCTACGAATCCTGCGATTGTCTGGGCAAGATCGACGGCATGTATATCGTAAGGTACAAGGTGGACGGCACAGAGCATTATAAGGTCGGCGTGGTCGCCTACGCTGGAGGAGTCGCCTAAAGCATCTTTTAATTATTCACCTCTCTGGATGACAGAAAAAGCCCTGGAGTTAAACTCCGGGGCTTTTTGAGCGCTTGATAAAAAATATTAGAACTTTAATCCACTCAGGCTACTGGCTGAGACAACCTCATTATACCATTGAAATCAACGCTCAATAAAACCGAGATATTCGGCCATCATGAGGCGGATGTAATCTGCGGGGACTCTTGTTCCTGCGCACCAATGCTGCATCGTGCGAGGTGGAATACAAAAGAGCTCGGCCATTTCCGGAGCTGTCATCCTAGATTCAGCACACATATCTCTGATTGACATGTGTGCAACGTCCCAAATGGTGCCAAGCTCATTGACAGGAGAGATATTGGACAGGGCACAACTGGACACAAATTCGTCTCTGCTGTTGCTCGTCAGCGCATCGGTCCAGACCTGGTAAAACTGCTTGTTTGTCATAAGCTATCCTCCTTGAAATATTTGTTGCTTTAGCGGTTGGCTTTATTATACGCCAATGGGCGCATAAGTCAACCACATTTATCAGATTATCTCATAGATATAATTAAAGTACTAATTCGTCAGTACTTTTAATATATCTATGACGGATACAATTATTTTGGCAGCCGAGGATACAGCACCAGCCGCATGTCGCTGCCATTTTTCCAACGGGTTCGGGAAGTCTTTGTGTACTCGACTTTTTCAAGGACGCTCTTCAGGAGTGCGTTTTTCTGGGCCGGGGATGCTGCCGGGTAGACATCCAATACATGCCGTATATTGGGGATAAGATCCGCTCTGGATTGATGCAGCTCTAGGAGCTTTGTCCGCTGAACATTCAGCTCCTGCAACTGCTCGTTTACCTTGTCCCTCCGCTCTGTGATAGCCTTGGAGCGGGAGAGAAAAACTTCGGGGGAATAGATGCCTTGCTCTACAAAATCGTAAATGCGGGCCTCCTGAGCGCTGATCTGGTCAAGTTCTTTTTCCAGCGCTGTGATTGCAGCATCCAGACTGGAAGTATCCACGGGCAAATCATTGTGGCACTCCACTTCAAAAGATTCGAGCCACTGCCTCAGGGCCGCCAGAAGCGCAGATTCCACTTCTTGCACGTCGGAGCCTACATTACCGTGACACGCATTATAGGCACAGATCAGCTGGTCGGGGCGGCCGGAAGGGTAGGGCCTGCGCACCATGCTATGGCCACACCTAGTACAGATGATCAGGCCGGAAAGCGGATTCTTGATTTCGACCTGCTTCGGCCCGGGCCTGGAGGGATGCTCCAGGTATTTTTGCGCCAGATCAAAGGTCTCCTGGTCTACGATAGCAGGGTGCAGACCAGGCTTTACAAGCGCATCCTTGGAGCGGGGGCGTGAGATCTTCACGGTGCCATTTTCTACAGTCTTTTTTGCGGCACGGCTATTCCATCGAACCATACCGATATAGACAGGGTTTGCCAGGATCGCACGGACTACAGGGGAGGTCCATACGCTTCCGGTAGCTGAGGGGATGCCAAGATCATTGAGCCGGTTTGCAATCAAGGTAGGACCCAGCCGGTGGATCTGGCCGGCTGGGTATTCTGTAGGGCCGG